TCGCTCTTCCCAAGCTCGGCAGTGATAATTTGAATAAACTGCTGGGAGCTAATCCCCATCTTCTCAAAGACCTTAGCTGGATCACCAAGCGCCGCTGCGCCAAACTTTTCCTTGATAATCGCCGCGATCTGCGGAATACGCTCAATAATGGGGTCAAGGTTCTCTTTCGTCACCTTTCCCACCGCGCCTAGCTGCGAAAGCTGCTTGATGACCTCGCTAAAATCTTCCTTGCCGCCACCAACCACGGCCAGGGCGTTCCCCAGCTCCATCATGATTCGACGCGATTCATCGGCGCTGTTGCCGAGTACCTGCAGCCTGATTGAGCCCTTAACGGCGTCTTCCAGATTCAGGCCGGGTAGCTTTGCCACCTGTTTCAGCCGCTCCATTTCCTCGGCGGCCGCCTTGGTGGACTTCATGGTAGCGGCCAAGCCGTTCCCCAGCGATTCCATCTTGGCAGCAGCGGCCAAAGCCCCAGCCGCCACCCCTGCCAGTGGCGCAGTTATGCCAATCGACAACGCCTGCCCGGCCTGAGCCACGTCGGCCCCAAACCGCTTGATTTTATTCAGGCTGGCATTGACCTTCTTATCAAAATCGTCGGTGCTGGCCCCGATGCGGACAATCAGGTTGCTGAGTACGGGCATTAGCGGCGACCTCGCGCCTTAGCCGCCGCTTCTTTCGATGCCTTTTCTTGCTCCTGGTGCTTCATCTCCAGATACGCTCCCCATTCGGAAAACTCGCTCGATGACATCGTCGCCAGCAACTTACCCACTGTCATGTGCAAATGCTCGGCGAGCGCAAACGCAAACTTGCGCTCGCCGGTTAGTTTTTTGCCGCTTCAGCCGCCGCGTTCTCGGTCAGGCCGGAGATGCGGCAGATTTCCGTAACCACGCGGTCGATGACGCTGCCGGACATGCCCAGCAGCGCGTCCTGATGGGCCTGCTCGAATACAGGCTTGCCCGTCTCGGGGTCGAAGGCCGATGCGATCAGCAACCGCACCATGGCCAGCGCCGGGGTTTTCTTGGCGTCTTCGCCGAAACGGATGCGTTGGCCAGCGTCCATCTCGGTAATTCCAATCTTCGCGTCCCACTCGGGCACGTCGATTACTTCGGTCTTGAGTTGCACCGCTAAAATGCGGTCAGCAAGGGTTTTCATACTAGTAGTCTACAATTCCAATCGTCGAGAAAGATACGTTCTCACGGATGATCTCGTTTTCGCCGACGCTGATTCCCACGGACGATTGCGACGCGCCAAAGCGCCAACGGACGGTGTTGTTAAAGTCGGCGTACAGGTCGATAACGTAATAGCTGTTGGCGTTGGTCACAAAGTACGCGTCGTCATAGAAGCGGCCAAACGTACACGTGCCCTCACGCTGCACCACGGCCCGCGACTTCCAGGCGTCGCCGAACACTTGGACCTCTTCAAGCGTCGGAGTGATATCGAGTGTCCAGTCGGTGCCCTGCGCCGCCTTCGACAGCGTCAGGAACGAGCCGGTCACCGTGATCGCGCCAGTCGGCGTGTAGTTCGAAAAAACAATCTTTCCATTGCCCCAAGCCACCTGATAAAGCGCCGGGGAAACAGGCGTGACGCCGTCGAGAACGGTCAGCGAGGCGTTGGGATTAACCGCGCGGCGGGCGGCCAGCGTAATCTGGTAGACGCCGCCGCCTAGCGCGGTCGTCGCCTGTCCGGTCATGCCGGTGCCCGCCCCAGTAGCAAGGTGAATATCTGCGTTGCGGCCTGCGAGAACTGCCATGATGGCCTCCTAAGTCTAGGTGTACGTCAGTGCGCCGCTGCCGGTCAGTGTGTAACTAACGGTAACCAGCCCGTTCTCGCTGGCGTTCAGGCTCGCCTGCACAAAACAAGTTCCAGAGTAGTAATTCGTGGCATTGATGTAGAATCGCGCCGCGAAGTTCGTGCCGCCAAGAAGCGCCGTGTTCAAAGCGACGTGGCCGTTGGTGTCCGTGTTGTCGAAGCGGCCACTGGCCGTCCCGGTGAACTCGCGGATGGTGGCGGTCCTTTCCTTCCAGCCGTCGCCGAAAGACTGCGTCTCTTCGAGGCCGGTGGAGACATCCAGGGTCCAAGTGTCCATCTCAAGCACCACATTGGTGCCGATGCGAAACCCGCCTGCATTGCCCACTAAAATTGCCATGGTTGGTTCTCCTTAAACGTCGTGAATGATGTCAAACTCCACGACCGTTGCGTACAGTTTCTTGTCGGTTTCGAGCGCGTCCTCGTACTCGTTTCTGCGCCCGTTGAGGTGTGTGCTGCGAACTGTAAGGCCGCTGGCCGTGGTGATGGCCGCTTCCTGGCCCATGATGGCGGTGTAGACGATGTCGGCCAAGTCGTCGCTGGCCTTGCCGTTGCCCTGCGCCATGCAGTAGAAATTGACCGGCCGGCGTGTTGCCGTCGGGACAGCCCCGATGCTGTGAAACTGCTGGTCGTCGATCATCTCGACGACGACGCACGGGTACTTAGTGGCCCGGCCTTGGTCGGCGTGCGCGTCGTATACCCGCGTGCCCACCAGCGCCGTTACTGCCGCTTGCGTCTGCAGGTACTTGTATAAAGCCTGATAAAGCCTCATGCGGCCCTCGCAATCGCCTCAAAGGCGGCCTTGGCGCGGACCTCGATGAGCCGCTTGATCTGCAGGCGCTTGGCCTTAATCGAGTCGCGGAAGAACCTGCTTGGCCGGGCGCCGGGGTGCTGAATCTTGGTGCGGACCTGGTCGCCGAGCCGCGCCAGCCAGCCGAACGCCGCGCCGCGAATCCGCATCTTCTTGCCCTTGATCGTGTGCGCCTTTGTGCCAAACTCGACCATGTAGGCGTGCGGCGCAAGGTTTTTCAGCGTAAACGTGTAGGCCTGCAAAAAGTTCTTATGCTGGCGGCCTTTGGCCGACTTGATCGACTCTTTCAAATCGCCCGGATTGTAGATGCCGCGGAAGCGATGCGTCGCGTACGGCGCAACCGGCGCTCGGCGCTCAACCTCATCTTCAAGCATTCGCGCGCCCTGCAGGATCGCGTCCTGCAGCGCTGGGCCTTCGGCTGTAGCCATGAGCTTCTTGAAGTGCTGCGTCAGTTCGTCCAGCCCCTCGACTCTGATATTCCGCGCGCGTGCCATTAGATAAGCACCTCTAACGCCTGCATCACGAGCATTTCGTTGCGCTCGTCGGGATTCAAGATTGTGCGGATGTTGAAGTAACGGACCTTGCTTGTCTTCTGGTCCACATACTTCACGCGCATGTCTGGCTTCAAATCTTCGATGTACCGTAGCCGGATCGTGTGAGTAAGGTCGGCCATGACCTGCCGCGCCGCGAAAAACTCGCGCCCGTTGCCGGTCTCGATACTGGCCCAGGTCGTCGCGTACTCGGTCCATGTGTCGGTGCGGTCGCCGTTTGCGTCCACGGCAATCGTCGGCTCTTGGATGATAATTAGGTGTTTCAACGCGCCTGCCCTCATAACCACACCCGGAACGGCGCAATCAGCGCCGAGACTGCGAACGGTAGTTCTTTTTCTTCAATCGCGTGTGCCGTCCCGATGATGACGGCTTCCCGATGCTCATAAAAATGCGCCGCCAACATGCGAATGGCCTGGCGCAGTTGGTGCGGTACCTGCGTCGGCAGACCGTACCCACACGTAAACTGCACTTCGATTGGGTCCGTGTTGCGGAGCGTGTCCGTCGGCCAGTCTTTCTGGTATTCCAGGACGATGGCTCCCGGTGTCCGCGCCGTCGATACGCCGTACTCGGTCGCCGCAAAAGTGCGCTGTACGCCAGTCGAGTCGGTGTACTTGACGTGCGCGACCGACACCAGCGGCGAGTACGGCAGGTGGATAATGCCGCTGCCTGGAAAGCAGTCCAGCAAAAGCTTCCAGGTCTGCGTCAGGCAGCGGCGATTGGTGATCGTTTCGATATGGTGGGTTGCGGCAAAGAGATACGGCTCCAGCTGCTCTAGCGGCTGGCCCATGGCGCGGGAGTGCGCTTCAAGGTCAGCCGCTTCAAGCGGGTAGCCGGTCGGGCCGGTCACGAGCTGGAGACGTAGGTCCATGAATTAGACAATCTCGGTTGCGGTAGCAGATCCGCCGAAGCGCGGGCCAGCTAGGGCGATGGCGATGCCGCCGAGAACAGGCGAATCGACAACCTCGACGCACTTCAGACGGACGCAATGGTAGCCGCTGGCGACCAGCTCTTCGACGTTAACCTGAATGGCGTAAATCTGGCTGCTCCCGGCCGTCGTCGTAAAGCCAGCCGCAGCGCGAGCCGTCATGGCTCCCTGAAGGTCCGTCGAAGTGATGGACTTGCTGAGAAAGCCCACAGCGCTGGTGTTGGTCGGCACAAAGTCGTCACAGGCCTCGACAGTTATAGTCGCAGTGCCAGTTGTGCCGACGCCCTTGTAAACCAAAAAAATGGCGCTTTCAAAGTTTTCAAGACTGACTACGTCCGAGGTCACCGTGCCGCTAAAAGCGTCGGCCACCGGATCGAGTCCCTTGACGAAGTGCAGATTGTTGAGTAATTCGTAACGAGGCATGTTGGGTCTCCTTAGCGCGGGCGACTTGCGCCGCCCGCTCCGGTGTTAGTGGTTAGGCGCGGGCCGCAGTCGTCACAAACGGCGACAGGGTGTTGGAGCCTTTGAACGGGGTGATCGGCTGTTTGACGGACGACTGGCCGTTGGCGTCGAACGACCATTTGAACGTCATTTCGTCGAAAATGAACCGAACGTGCATGGACTGCGCGGCGCGAAGGCCGCCCTGGGTGATCATCACGTACTTGGACATGTTGGCCAGTACGATATCCCCGGCGTCGCCGAGCGTTTCGGCCTGCTCAACAACAATCACCGGGAAACCAAAAAAGGTGCCGTACTGCATGGACCCAACTGCGCTGTTGTTCGGCAAAAACACCGGCTGAGTCCCTACGGTCAGCAGCGGAAATTGGCCGATAGTGTCGGGGTTGCAAAACCATGCGATGCGGTCGCCTGGGTCGCGCAGGAGGCGAGAAAGCATGGCCGTAGCGTTTTCGATCACGAATGTGTCGGCGGTCTGGCCGGACTTCTTGGCGACTTCGACCAACAGCCGAGAGCCGTAATTCTGCACGCTAAAACCGAGGGGCATACCGGCACCGTTGCCGCGCCAGATAGCGTCATCCAGTTTAAAGGCGATCTCCGAGGCAAAAGCGTTTTCAAGCACAGCACCCATGGCCGGGGCATTGCGAAGCAACCGCTCGGTGGCATAATGCAGACACTTCAGCGATTCGAGCCGCAGTTCGTGACGCGACAGCTTGGGCTTGGTGGCCGTCGGCGCGTCGGCCTCACCGGTCCAGTAGGCCTGTACTCCGCCCCAGCGCGAGCCATTGGCTCGGCTGGTCTCGTCGATGTACGGCAGTTCGATGGAGTCAGACCCTTCGCCCATGGGGATTTCGTTCACCAGCGGAAAGATCCGCGCCGTTTCGCGGGCGCGCTGTAGCAGCACGTCGGAAAACTGCGTCGCGATGGCAAAGCCGCCGTCGGCCGGAATGCTGGCCGAGGACCCAGTGGCGGTCAGCGTCTCAAAGAGTCGCTTGTCGACTTTCCCGCCGAGCCCCTGAAACGAGCCAGCGGGGGACTGCGCAAAAGCAATGGCCTGCAGGTTCTCGCCGAAGCTGGCCCAGGGCCGCTTCGCTTCGTTGTCGCTGGTAACGCGAGCAGGCTCACGGGTCACGTTGCTCTTGGCGCGCGCTTCCAGCGCCTCGACCGCCGCCAACTGCTCGCGGACGGAGTTCAGTTCGGCTGCTTTGGCGTCCACGGTAGCAAGATGCGCGACCGGGTCGGCGGCGACCGCAGAGGCCGCCAGTAATGCGCTGTAGTCGTTTTCCAGCGCGGAGACGGAGGAGAGTAGTTCTCGTTTCGTCATGTGTGCTCCTTATTTGCCCAGCACCCGCCAACGCCGCTCTCGCAGCGCCAACTCGTGCCGGGCGTGGTGTTCAGCCGCGCTGGGCGCGGAAGAAATTCGTTTAGCCGCCGAAACGCTGGCCGACAAAAACTTGGCTCCGGGGTCCGCCCCGATGGGAACGATGGAGATTTCAAACGGCCTCCACTTGCTCGCCAGCAGGTGTGGCCGCTTGACCGTCGAATCCGGCGCCTGGGTCATTTCAACGATCTGAACGCCCATCGACACGCTGGTAAGAATGCCGTCCTCGATGTCTTGCCAGACCGGCGCAACATCTTCCCGGTCGCTGAACCGCAGCGTCGCCTCGTAACCGCGACGGGTGCGCCGTGGGCTTTCCACCACGCCAAGGACATACTCGACTTCTTCCTTCTGGTGGCCGTCGAGAACAGGCTTGCCCGCCAACTGCGTCAGGTCGCCGCCGTCCATGGCAAACGACAGGTCGTAGAGGTCGCCGGACCACATGTCGACGCGCTCGACCTTCGCGCCGCTATAAAACAGCACGTCACGCTTGCGCTTGCCGGGAAGTTCGACCTTATCGCCCTCCTCCGGCATTTGGAGCAACTCGGCAGGCCGCAGCGAAGACAGGAGCGATTGCGGCGTCTGCAGCAATAGCTGCTGTGCTTGGTCTACATTCATTGCTGACCCCCTTGAAACGCTCCGGCCTGCGCGACCGGCACCATGGCACCCTGCACCAGATACAGCTCGCCACCGTCGTATGGGTTCATGTTCTCTTTGCTCCGGATCTCGTTAGCGTTCAGCGCGCCAATGTTCCGCATGGCCGAGTAGTAGCTGGCGCGACTGGCCGCGTCACCCCGCAGCAAGGCGTCCATGTTGAACTCGGCGTAATAGTTCGAGGCCTCGCGCGGGCCAAACAGTTGCAGGTTGATCCGCTTCTCAATTCGGGTCAGCCAGGGCCGGATAGTGTGCGTGGCAAAGTCGATGCCCTGGTGCTCGATGTTGTTGTTGGTGCTGCGCGTCAAGTCCTGGATCATGTGCGGCGGCACGCGGAAGATGGAGCAGATGTCGGCCTTCTGATACTGGCGCAACTCCAAAAACTGCATGTCGCGGTGGTTGATGGCGACGGTCTTAATTTCCGCGCCCTGCTCAAGCACGCCAATTTTCCCGGCGTTGCGAACGCCGCCGTAAGACTCCATCAGCCACGTCTGCAGGTTCTTCCGCGCCTCGTTGCTCAACGCTTGCGGCACGGTCATGTAGGCGGGCGGGGTCGCGTTGTTCTTGAAGAAGTTGGCCCCGTACCCTTCGGCGTCTTGCGTCATGCTCAAGGCCTGCGCCATGTAGCCGACGGGCGAGTAGCCAGTCAAGCTGTCTTCGCCGTCGTAGCCCAAACCGGGGATGTGCAGGATGTCCGAGGCCGTGTACATGCTCTGCCCATAGTGGTAGACCATGACGCCGGTTTCCGGGTCGCGGAACACGCGCATGGACGACGGCGACAGCGGCGTAAGCTGCGTAACGTCGCCGCGCTGGTTGGTCTGGATCCGCGCGTAAAAGTTGCCAGACAGACACAGGCACTTCGCGGCCAACTCCCAAAACTCAAACGCCGTCATGTCCGCATTCGGGGAGTCGTGCAGCAGGTAATACAGCGGGTGGTTGCGGTCCAGTTCGCGGCCATCTCGGCCACGCCGGTAGATCCCTAGCGGCAGGCTGCCAATGGTCTCGGCAATTACGCGCACGCACGCCCAGACAGCAGTGATACGCATGGCCGACTCGCTCGACACAAAATACTTCGAACCAGACACAGGCCGATACCAGAAGTCGTTATCTGGTGGCGGCGTTGCGCCGAGCT